AAACAAAAAAATTAAAATGTTGAATTTCTGAGTTAGTATATTTTATATATGTAACTCCGTATAACTATTATCCGTTAATAAACGAAGAACGATAAACTTTTATAAATTAGAAAAGTTAATGCTAATCGTTTTCCTCTACTCCATCACGCAAATTGTTTATCACAAGGCCTTCCCCTGGGACAAACTTAAATATGTCTTTACAAACGGATAGAATTTTTGGTATTAAGGATAACCAAGGGTTATCGTCTGTGACCGCTCAAAACGAGTTAGAGCGCGGATTTCAAGATCAGTTCTCTACTCTTGACCCCGGTGTTCTTCTCAACTTGAATGTTGCCACGAAGCCTGTCATATGGTCAGACAAGTTGCTGGATAGTATTGTCATGTATGCACCGTTCTTTAACTTCTCCCAAGATGAAAATGTTCAACTTATGAGAATCCTCCACAAGCATATGGTATCAGGAACCACAAGTGATTACATCTCATATGTCATCCTCCATTTTATAATGACATCTCCATTTCCATTTGACATAAATAATAAAGAGCTCTTTGGTATCGAGTTAAAGAGAGAAATGGAACATGGACCTTCCGAGATGGTGCATCAATATCCAGTGGATAAACAAACATTACTTTCAGAGCCGATGATGGAAGAAAGTGACTGTCTTGCTGCTACGACCATGGAGATGACAAACAATAAAGGCAGACATTCAAAGGTTAACATTGATGACAAGGCCTTCATGAAATGGTACATGAACAAGGATTTCTATAAGACAGCACAAATGTATTTTTGTCTGTATTGTACAGTCCTCTTCAGAGCTAGCGTCAAGAAACCTGAAACTCTGACTAAACACTTATCGGTATACATGAATGATAAGATAAACGAGTTTACCGTGGCCAAGATGATCCGATCATTCCCAACCACTAGAGAAGGTTTTGTCAAAGAGACTGCACATCTATTGTCAAACGAGAAAGATTTGTCATGTGGAATTTTGAAATTCTTCATTAAGAAATATGAAGCAACCATGGCTGTAAATCGAGGTTCCAAATATATTGCCTTCTACACTTATGCGGTAAATCAACAATTTTATGCACATGGTTTTCACTTGTTGCATCAATACGTAGCCGTTTACAAGTCTACTCGTTTAACTCCTCATCAACTCCTTGAGAAATTGAGTAGTGTCGACAATCCCATCATTTTGGAACAGTTGGACAACTTGATTTCAGGGTTAAAACTGGTTGACTTTATGAATTCAACCCATGGTCATGACATCAGAGGTGAAAAACAATTTTTCACTTATTGGCCGATGTCTCGATTCTTTGAAGGCAGGTGTTTTATGGAACTTTCAATTATGAAGAACCCAGAACTCATGTGTTTCCTGATTGGGATGTTACCCAAGAAAGATCACGGAGCTCTTGAGACCCAAGCATTGATAAATTCTAAAGTTGAGAAAAACAATTGGAAAGACATGGGACACTATTATCGCACTGAAGTATGGAAACTGGGAGACCCTGACGCAGCTCAGTTTGCCCAAGATAACAGAAACGAGGACAATGAAATTGAAGATCTTCAAGCATTGATGAGAGAAATTCAATCAGAACCCATTGAATCAGCACAGACAGCAACAGAGGATCAGGACATGGAACCATGATTGCTACATGTATTATATAACCCGGTTCATTACTATTTAGAAAAACACAATCCAAATTTAAACGAAAAACAATAAAATCTTTTAAATGATTAACTTTATCTTTCAGGTAAGTCATTTTTGTATAAAAGATTGTTTTTCAAACGTGGTGACTTCTAACACTTATAAAGCGCGAAATTTAATTATGGGATTTGAAGAAGAACCATCTAACAACAAACTGGATAAAGCCATCAATTCTGCTGAGCATCAAGCGACCACTGAGTATTTGATGAAGAGTTTGAAATTGTCAGGACCTGTTGCTAAAGAATATCAACCGTCTTCAACTTCAAACAAAGAGTTACAAACTTCAAAAACGGTTTCAACAAGAGCTGCCTCGAAAGAACTAGCCACAACATCTCATTCCAATACACGAGACATGAGCAACATCCCATCTACTCCAAGAACGAGCAAACGAGCCTTGAATCTTCAAGCGAAGACTGTTGGTCAGACAAGTGCAAAGAGGGTCCGACAAGAACCGGAAGAAGAAAGAATGGAAGTCAATCCTCCAGATCGTTCTCCATCTCCGGATTCTGATTTCGAAGATTTCGTAAAAAGATCAGAATTTAACGAGTTCTTGAACTCTAAATTGGACACTGCAGCTAACGCTCCTGTCACAAGTCTCAATAAATCTATCTTGCAAAATATTGTTCAAGAGGGTGGCTCACGTCACATTGAGGTTTTGAAGCCAGCATTGAGATCGTCTTACATTCAAGATCGAGAAGCCTTGTTGTTTATTCAAGGTTATAAATCCGGGAAAGAACTTGCCCAAGAACACACATGCATTAAAATGAAAGATGATGTTGAAGCAATTAAATCAAGTATTGCCCAACTTTGTAATGAGATCAAAATCATAAGAAAGACCTTAGACAATGCCAGTGTTAAACGCACTCCACCAAAGTCAGCTCTTCAAACGTCTCCTTTAACTCGACCTGCTCTCAAGTCAGTTCCTACGGTTCCTAAGGAAATGCCAACTCTTGTTACTCCCAAAACAACCATCTTTGATAAACTTCCGGAGAAAAAGAAGATCGTTTATACTGCCAATTTAAAACATTACTTGGAGGCATTCAAAAAGGAAGTTAACTCTGGTATCAACGACACAGAAGCCTTCAAGAGATTTTACAAGCTGGAAGTCGAGCTGAATAAGAAGAAATGAATTCTATGTCGGTCTCTCGCTTCATTTTCTTGAATACTTGTATATATCAAAGATCCAAAATCTAAACAAAAACTAAAATTGACTATTAAGAAAAATATTGTAAATAGTTTATGTAAATATCATAATGGTTTCTCCCTCCTTAAATGTGTCATATGCTCAGGAGATTCTTCAGTCTCTGCTGAGAGATATAAATACGAGTTTTATCTCGGAATTAATCCCGATTAATTCAGATTATTATGCGCATATCAAAGGATCAAACTTGTCATTTCATCGATCATTGTTTATCTGCTTATTACTTATTGACTCTTATGATGAAAAGGATAAGCAATTATTTTTAAAATTCTTGAATAAAATGGCAGAGGAAAAGAAGATCAAATTGGTCCTCTTGTACAATGAAAGAGGCTTGTATTCTGTGGAGATCGAAAGCGAGTTTGGTACTCTGTATTACTCGGAGAAATAATATTTTTGTAACTTATACAACCAATATATAAACAAAAGAAATAAAGCTATTTAGAAAAAATCATTCTTCAACCCCACTTGCAGTAATCATGGCCCCTAATCAGTCCATAATGATTGATCAAACAATACTTATGTCTCTATTGAGGAACATGGCAGAAAAAGTGAATTTAAAACAACAGTTTGATGAACTAACAAAAGAGGCAGAATTTAAACCTTGTCTTTTGACCACCAGTCGTTATATATTAATCTTGAAATTCCTTCAAGATACACAACCGACGATTGCACAACAAAAGATTGAGGAATTAATTAAGCTATTTGAAGAGCAATGCAAGGTCTCATGTATAGTTAATGAATATGAGGATCAAACAATGTCTATATCTATTGGAGACTTATCCATTTTTGAGGAACCAAGTTTTGATTCTTCTTTTCAAGAAAACGAAATCCCAACTCAAACAAAAAAGTAATTCTATTTAGAAAAACATAATCGTTTATTTTATTCACCTGATAGAGTTCATTTGAAATGGCGTACCAAACTTTGGGATTTACACTCCCTCATAAAGTGGACTATAATTATATGAGTAATAAAAGAAACCCATTTTACATGCAAAATGTGAAAAGAACTGGGGAAAACGATTCATGTACTTACCCTCATTTTAATCTGGACAGTCCTATCGCACAGATCAAGGCAGAGCAATTCATTCAGCAAAATTTCTTGGGATACAATGATCGTAAATTGTATGAGGTGTTAAATCTTGACACAAAAACTTTAAACATCAATTATCAAGAGCTATTCTTTTACTTATATTATAATTTTCAAAAGTTCCATATGATCCCTGATTATTCTGATTGTCTAAAGACAGCGGTGGAGTCTGCCATCAATGCATATGTGCTGCAAGCATCTTCATTAGAAATTGATGTCGGGATAGAGAACCAACATAGGTTTATTTCTCATTTAACACAAGATACAGAGCTTTTGAATTTTTATACACTGACAAGATCATTAGAAGACATCTCCGTAATGACAGGTAGTTTCCAAAATAACAAAAAGCTAGAGAAATTATGTGCCGTCAATAAAAATATCGAGATGTTTAAAGAGTTTCCATGCTATAAAATAACACCAGGATTAGTATGTTATTCCTCTTTTAATATATTGGCTTTTTATCATCCTGGAAAGTCCCAATATTATATACTTGAGAGGGAGATGTTTCTAGCAATACTCGATTGTATGAGACAACGTTTTAATGGAATTCTTGCGTGTCATATCTCCAGTCTATTCAAAGACAAGAATTATTTAAGTATTGCAGAATATAAGACTATATTAACATGGGGAGATAAAGCTATAAAGAAGATGGGAAATAGTGGATATGATCTGATCAAGTGTCTTGAACCATTAACAACTGGGATCATACACTGCAGTCAAAATGATCTTCTTGTTGAGAATAGTGCATTTTATAATACAATTCGTAGAGATTATGAAAAGATGGCAAAAGCCCATGATCTCACCGTTTGGGAAGATTTTCTAATTTTAGAAAATCTTCTTATCAGTTTATCTTCTAATCCTGATAAGATCTCTCAAGTCTTTGGCTTATTCAGGTCTTGGATGCATCCTGTTATAGATGAGATCGAGGGATGTATTGCACTAAAGAAAATTGCGCAGGCAAAAAAGACCTTCAATCCGAGTGACATCAGGAAATTGGACCGTCATTTCAAACAATTGTTTATAATGGGATATTATTCAAAACATAATTGTTGGCCCAAATTAAGACTAAAAGAAGATGCATCTTGTTTTAACCTTGTTTGGGATAGTTATAATAAAAAGTCCCCACCTCCTTTTCATTCTAAACATTACAAGCCTTTTATGTTGGATGATATAGAGGGAGATCAAACGTTCTTTATAAATCCAACCTATGATTTAACTACGTTGTTATCAGACAAGACCTTATGCTTAGGGAAAAAGAGGCTTCTCGAAGTCATTAAGAATGAAGGTCATACAGGGTCAGCTTTCGAGCGGAAAGTGATAACAAATTACCTACAAGTTAATCTACCTGATGCAGAGAGGCTATTAAGAGATATTGAACAATTTGGTTTTAATCCAGATCATCTTGTGGTTTTATTACGAGGAAAAGAAAGAGAATTAAAAAGAATAGCAAGATTATTTTGTATGCTACCCTTAGAAATAAGATTATACTTTGTCCTAACAGAAGATTTAATTTCAACTCATATACTTCCTTATTTCCCTCAAGTCACAACTAATGACGATTACGTTAAGTTAATGAACAAGATACAGTCGAATACCAAGCATCAGAAACATTCTGTTCGTGATAACTTTTTAAGATCAGTCGTATGTAACATAGATTTTTCTAAATGGAACTCTAATTTTCGAGAAGAAATTACAATGGGAGTTTTTACATTTATGGACCAATTGTTAGGGTTCCCAAAAGGATTAATAAATAAGACACACTCCTTCTTTTCCAAGAGTTGGATATCTTTGTCATCTAACTATCTGCCTTGTTTGAATGAAGATCAAACTGACTTTCAAGAAAATGATTGGACTTGGACAAATCATTTAGGAGGATTTGAAGGTATAAGACAAAAAGGATGGACCTTGGTGACAGTTACTATATTAGACATGGTTTGCAAAAGTTTGGAACTAGATTATGCGATCATGGGTCAAGGTGATAATCAAGTTATCAGAATGAATTTCAAACTTTCAAAAACCAAAGAAGGAAATATAGAGAAGGAAGGCGTAGTTGAGATAAGGTCGAAATTATCGACATTTATTAAGAAACTTGAGAATTTATCTGGGAGGTATGGACTTCCTATTAAAACAGAGGAAACGTGGATGTCTTCTGATTTCTTCGCTTATGGAAAGTTTCTTGTTTTTAAAGGAGCTCCTCTTCATATGAGTATGAAAAAATTGTTGAGACAGAGTTCTTATCCAAACAACTCAGTACCAACAATAGAAAATTCTCTTTCCTCTATATTTGCTAACGGGATGCAGGCCAACATGAGTGCACTTGACTTTAGAACCCCTTACTTGATTACCCTCATTTCGGCTGCACTTTGCATCTTAACACATTTCAGATATTCTCCTGTGGCAAAAAACAGATTATTTCCTTTAGAATCAAACAATATTCATTACAAGATTCCAATCGATGACAAAAAGTTTGATGAAACAAATCATGTTTTAAAGACCCCAGAATATACTTTTGTCAATAGCGTCTTACTGACCCACCTTCTTTTATATCCAAGAGTTTTGGGAGGTTATCCTATTATGTTGATCCCCTCGTTCATTATAAGAGATTTCCCTGATCCAGTTACAGAATCTATATCGATGTTGAGACTATGTCACAAAAAGGCAGATATTAGAACAAAGAATTTCATCTCGAATATATTACGACCGAATTTATCTGACAGAGTGGAAATGTTAATGTTGATTTTAGATCCAATTGCCTTAAATCTAAATATGCCTACCACTTCTGATAACTTCTTAAAAACCCTAGTAGAAAAAAACTTTAAGAAAATTACTTGGATTACCAATAAACAAATTTTGAACATGATAGAACTTTCAAGAAAATTAGACATGAAGAATCTATTTGAAGCCTTAAAATCAGTGAAACCTTGCAATCCCAGGATATTGAATTCGATATATGGGTGCACATTGGAAGGAAGAATCAAAAAATACTTGGGCAAGGTAGAAAATACAACTACAATGACAAAGATCTGTCTTGAGAAATCTCACAGGTACTTTATTTGGGAGGCAGGAAACCGAGAGTCGGACTTCTGCAAATGGGTTTTATATAATATGGATGCACCTAATATTCGTATTTTATGGAATCCTGACATTTGTAGTGCACAGCATGCTCAAAGATTAAGAGAATTGAGTTGGAATTTAGGAGTATTAGAAGGCGTCACAGTACCCTGTCCTTTTGAATTATTTGAAATGAGAAAAGCAGAGACTAAAAAATGTGTAGATTGTCTAGAGAAAGACTTTAGATCCAATTACATCTCATATAGAGCTGTGATAACAGCTGAAGATCAAAACTTCACATCGACAATAGGTGCTATGATGCCTTATATGGGATCTTCAACGATAAGCAAAATTACAATGGCAGAAGGATATGACTTGAAAACAGTAGATCCGTATTTCAAAGAGTTATTATTGCTACTCTCTACGATTAATTGGTGTACAGAAGAAAATGGGGCTTTAGGTGACTTGATCAAAAGGATTTTTGCATCAGCGTGTGAAGTACCTCCTGAAGAGTTCATAGTCCCTCCTAATATGATCTCAGGTTCAACTTCTCATCGATTCCGTGATCTTGCTACCACTCATGGTGGGTTTAGTACAAATCTTTATACTCCTTATACACACATCATGTTCACAACCAATACATTGAAAGATTTTGCAAAGTCAGCAAAAAACACAAATTTACATTTCCAATGTAGTATGTTAGCCGGACAATTTGTATTTTGTGACCAGTTGGTTAGACTCAGGAGACCTATGTATTACGGACATTATCATATGAGATGCAATTGTGTAACAAATCTTAATGAGGAGTTTCTAGTGGGTTCTGAAGAGTTGAGGAAAATTGAGGTACCCTCGTGCACTGAAAACCCTTTATTATATATACCCAGACGAGTGTTAAGACAAAGTCAAATCAATGATTTCTTCAAGATCTATGAACGTACCACCGACAATGAAGAATACTTGAGGGATTTTCTTTTCTCTGCAAATCTCTGTCAAATGTTGATGAAGATAGAACAAGGAGATGAATCTATACAGACACTAGTCAGAATTATGACTAACGACATTTATTATAATCGATGTGATCCTAATAAGGTTTTGAAATATGTTCTTTATTTCCTAGGAAGTAAAATTCTAGTAGAACGGCACATATTAGTAGATGATCATATAGATCAAGATGAATTTAAAGGGAACCTTATCAGATCAATTAGGAAATTAAAAGACGCTATGTTAATTCCGATTGCATATATGTTTGTTTGTCCTGATACTCGAAGGTTCTTAAAAGAATTAGATCCTGAATTTGTTCCTTTAACATCAAACCCACCTACCACACAAGAATTGTGTGCAATGTTAAAAGAAAATCTTGAGCAAAAGGTTCTTAGTAATAAACATTTAATTGTTCCTGATGATAAATTGGTAATAACACATTCTCTTATCAATGTATATGATCCTCTTGATTGGATTATTTATCATCATTATGTCGTAAATAACGGACCTGGATTTATACGCCTCTGCAGATTGTTTAAACTTCTAAAAGCCTATTCAAGAAACGAAAACTCTAAACCTTTTACTTGTGCTACCCTAGAGCTTTTAGATAATATAGGAATAGCTTCTAGCCAAGACTCAGTAAAGTTAATAGGAGAGTTCTTTGAATGCTGGGGAGGATTATTAAAGGGGAATATGGATGTAATTTTTAAGGTTAAAAGCAAAAAAGTATCTCTAAAGATGAGAAAGCCTAGTGCATTTCATACTGACATTCCTTCAGAATTCACTTTGTTCAGTCAAGTGCCTAGTCTGAAATATTTATTATCTCCTTTTATGCTAGACATAGAGCTCTTGGAAGACAATGTAGAATTTAGTCTAGAAGTTGATATGGAATTAGAGTCTCTTTCCATTGATGAGTGGACAAGACCTCAAACTTTAAAACTTGCATCTTTAGGTGACATATTGACTTCTCTTGTTAATTCCTCATCAACAGTGTTAGTTACTGGAGACCAGTCAGGTAGTGATTGTAGTCTTCTCATCAAGTTAAATAAACGACTGAAATTGATCTGTCATACGGATTTCAACCCTGAAGAAATTTACCAATGCACATTTGCTGATCTATTACCTCCCATGATAGATTATTTGAACATTAAAAAGAATTTAGTCGATTTTCCTCTCATATTAGAAATGAACACTGACTTAAAACTCCCACATTTGATCAGGCTTCAATATGGTCAACTCACTGAGTTTGACGGATTGATCTTCCATTTCAAATTATCTTACATGGTCAATTATGTTAATGCCGTCAAAATTTTAATATCATTGGAGAGTATTATTCAGACAGGACATCTTGAATGGGTAATAGTCAGATTTTTCCACAGAAATAACAAATTTACTTCATTATTGATATCTTTAGTTTCAACTCATTTTAGATCAACACACTTAGGATATAGTCATTTCTCAAAAATCAATGGTGGTGAATTTTTCTTAATAGGAACCAAAAGACGGGCGAATGTTCCTTATTTATTAAATCTTGAGAAAAACATATTATACTACAGTGTTCATTGTAATAGTGTCCAAATAGAGTCTGTAGTAGATCATATTAATGAACAATGCAACGTAGTTGGGAAAAGGAGATATAGAAACATTGATCACAATGTCGTATCACAATATCGTTCGTTCTTTATGGATGATGTTAAGTCAAATCATATCTCTAGTTTCCTTTTCTCTATAGGAATCACACCTGCTTCACTAAATGCATCATATGAAAGGGTATCATCTTCTATCTTAGCTGCCATTCAAGAAGTATATAATGTAGATCCTCATATGTTGAATAGATCAACGAAGTTCGAATTAACATCTTACACATTATTGAAAATGTCAAAGTTGTGTCTATTATATAATGTGATTAGCAGTGACAGGTGGCTAGCAATCTCTCAGTGCTGCAATATAACTATAACTAAACCAAAAAGGAAAAAATGGTCGGACGCTTGGTTGAAGATATCAGGCTGTAATAGAAAAGAAGACTTTTTATTTCATGACGAATCATGTGTAGAGCTGAGTGTGACTAGGATTTTAGGAAGATCTGTAAGGAAAGTTTTTCGTTTGTGTTACTTAGCAAAGAATTTTCATTTTGATTTATAAGCCCAACAAAATTAATCCCAAGACTATTTAGAAAAACACAATCTTCGAACTTTCTTTGTTTCTAACTCTCCTCGTCAACAGGTTTCAAGCGATCAGAAGCATTCTCCGAGGTTGTATAAAAAGAAATACCCATACTGATAGAGTTGTTGCCGACGATACTCCAAATTCTAAAATAGACTATCTGAGAATTCAACATACATACATTTGGGCTT